CGCTTATATCGCTCCTGCTGTAGCTCTTGCTTCAGGTCAGTACGGTTGGTTCGGTAAAGCTTCAGTTTAATCTGAAAGATACTCACCTTTTCGGAGGTGGGTTTCTAGGTAGTTTTCATTCCGAGAGCTATCTACAAACCCCAAACCACTTTGGAGATTTTTCATGTATCAAACTGACGTAAATAACCCAGATTCACGACTTAATGTAAAGTTTTATCAAAAAGCAATTAACAATGAGTTTAAAAGCGCTTTAGAAGGTCGTCCTATCATGGAAATGAGGGACTTTATCATCATTGAAGTGCCAGGCAATAATCTTTCTGTCATTGACACTTTTGCAGCAGATGAACACAAAACTCGCTTTCCTATTCAATGGGCGAGATACCAAAACGAAAAAACTGATGGCGATATAGAAGGCACATTACTTCACGATTGGCCTATCTTAAATGCAGCAGTAGCTGCTGAATTAAAACACTTTAAATTTTACACAGTAGAACAAGTAGCACAAGCTTCTGATGCTCAATTAAATACATTGGGTATGGCAGCAGGTATGTCACCACTTGCGCTACGTGACAAAGCAAAAGCTTATCTCTCTGGTGCAAAAGATACAGCATTAGTACAACAACAAGCAGACGAGCTTCGTAAGCGTGATGATGAACTAGCTGCATTAAAAGCGCAATTAGCAGAGTTAGCTTCAAAAATGAATCAACCCAAAGCCACACCTAAAAAGGCCAAGGCAGAGGAAACTATTTCAGAGTAAAATGTTCTAATGTTTTGGCTAGGTTCGCCACCGAAAAGACAGCTATCCACTGTCCTGCCAAAACTTCTTTATTGGATATTTGAAAGGGATTTCAGATGATACAACAAGAACTCAAAGATTTACTTCATTACGACCAAGATACAGGCATTTTTACTTGGCTTAAAAACAATAAAATTGCAGGAACTTTGCATCACAAAGGTGCATATCAAATAGCAATTAATAAAAAAATATATTTAGCTCACAGGCTTGCATGGCTTTATATGTATGGTGAATGGCCAAATATAATTGACCACATAAATGGCAATCCTGCAGACAATAAAATAATTAATTTAAGAAATGTAACAACGCAACAAAATAATTTTAATAGAAAATTTACTAGCAATACTTCTGGAATTAAAGGAGTTTGTTGGGATAAAAATAGATGTAAATGGAAAGCATCTATTATGCTAAATAAAAAACAGATAAATTTAGGTAGATTTACTGATTTGAATGAAGCAAAGTTGGCAGTAGAGTCTGCCAGAATTAAATATCATGGCGAATATGCCAATCATGGATAAATAAAGGATTCTCATGGCATCAACTTTACTTCAATTAGTTCAGCAAGCTAGTGCGGAGATGGGTTTAGCTGTCCCTAATACGGTAGCTGGTAACAGTTCTTATGATGTTACACAAATGTATTATTTAATTAATGCAGCAGGTAATGAATTAGCTCGTGAATACCCTTGGGAAGCGTTGAATACAGAATACGATTGGTACTCACAATATACACAATCTAACGGTGCAATTGCAGCAGGTTCTTATACAATTACAGGCGTAGATGCTGCTACTGTAAACTTTATTAATGCTCGTGGCGCTACAAACTTTCAAGTTCAAGGCTTGGGCGTTATTCAAAGCACAGCCGTTGTATCTGCATTAGGAACAACAGTAACGATTAATAGCGCTGCAACAGGCGCAGGTTCTGGTCAATATACATTTGGTCAAGTTAAATATACTTTGCCAACAGGATTTGACCGTATTACAGACCGTACACAATACGATAAATCTAAACGCTGGGAAATGTTGGGACCTGAAACACCTCAACAATGGCAATGGCTAAAATCATCTTACATTTCAACTGGTCCACGTATCCGTTGGCGTATTATGGGTCAAGAATTTCAAATCTGGCCTTTAACATCTACAAACGAATATTTAAGCTTTGAGTATATTTCATCATATTGGGCTGCATCAGCATCAGGAACTCCTCAAGCGCAGTTTGTTCAAGATAGTGATACATGTATTTATCCTGACCGATTAATCGTATTAGGATTGAAAAAGAAATACTTTGAAGTTAAAGGCTTTGATACAACAGCCTTCCAACGTGATTATGATATGCAACTTAACATCGCTAAAGCTAATGATGCAGGTTCACCAACATTATCAATGGCCCCAAGAACAGCCAATGTATTAATTGGTTGGGAGAACATTCCCGATGCCAATTATGGGAGTTAATAATGGCTATTGCTAAAAGGGCTGTATCACAGTCAGTATCATTGCCAGCTCCTGTAGGTGGTTGGAACGCACGAGATTCATTAACATCTATGCAGCCTAATGAGGCTGTTATTCTTGAAAATTGGTATCCTGCAACAACAGAAGTAATTTTGCGTAATGGCTATGTAAAATCATCAACAGGGTTACCAGGACAAGTAGAAACGCTCATGGCATACGCTGGAGCAGCTTCTAACAAGTTATTTGCAATTTCTGGTGGTAACGTATACGACTGCTCTGTTGGTGGTGCTGTAGGCGCTGCTGTAGTATCAGGATTGACTAATTCACGTTGGGGTTATTGCAACATTGCAACCTCTGGCGGTAATTTCTTGTCAATGGCAAATGGTATTGATGCGCCACGTAACTTTGATGGTACATCATGGTCTACACCTACAATTACAGGTGTTACTGCAACAACATTGCAAAATCCTGTGTTATATGCACAACGTCAATTCTTTATTCAAAAAAACAGCCTTAAAGTATGGTATTTGCCTGTAGATTCTATTGCAGGTGCAGCAGCTCCTGTTGATGTAGCGCCTTTTATGACTAAAGGTGGCTATATTGTAGCTCATGGTACATGGACGATTGATGCTGGTAATGGCGTTAATGACCACTATGTTATCGTGACAAACAAAGGTCAGGTAATTGTTTATCAAGGTTTAGACCCAACAAGTACATCTACATGGTCAATGGTAGGTGTATGGGATTTAGGTGGTCCAGTAGGTGCTAGAAGTCTTTATAAATACGCTGGTGATATGTTGCTTATCTCACAAGATGGCGTAGTACCAATGTCTGCTGCATTACAATCATCTCGCATCAATCCTAAAGTTGCAATTACTGATAAAATTCAGTATGCAATTTCAGATGCTGTTACAAATTATGGTAGTAATTTTGGCTGGCAACTTCTTTACGTTCCTACAATTAATCAATTATGGTTAAACGTACCAATTCAAGAAGGCATCAATCAGCAACAATATGTAATGAACACGATTACAGGTGCTTGGTGCAACTATACAGGCTGGAACGCTAACTGTATGGAATTGTATAACGACCAACCTTACTTTGGTGGCAATGGCTTTGTAGGTCATGCTTATTATGGCTTATCTGACGATGTAAATAACATTACAGGCACTGCATTGCAAGCATTTAATAACTTTAATAATGCTGGTACTTTGAAGCGTTTTACAATGTCACGCCCTATCTTTAGAACTGATGGTCAACCTTCTATTTTTGCTGGCGTAAACATTGACTTTAACACTGATACACCAACAGGTTCACTTACTTATACACCTAACTCTTATGCTAAATGGGATTCTGCAACATGGGATGCTTCAGCATGGGGTGGTGGCTTATCAGTATTGCAAAACTGGCAAGGTATTAACGGTGTTGGTTACTATGGCGCACCAATTGTTAAGACTGCATGTTCTGGTATTCAAGTACATTGGGTATCAACTGACCTCGTTATCGAGGGAGGAGCTATCTTGTAATGCGTAAAATAATCATCGGGCAAAAAGAAAGAGTCAGTGATTTCATTGTTGCTCAAGGTGCTGGTAAAGCTTATTTTAATTATGAAGCAATTGGCATTGAAGAAGATGGTGAATTAATTGCTGGTGTAGTGTATGACAGTTATGAAGAAAATGCTCGGTGCGCTATGCACTGTGCAGGTATTGGTAGACGTTGGTTAAATAGACAGTTTTTATGGATGGTATTTGACTATCCTTTTAATCAACTAAACGTCAATGTCATTGTTAATACAGTTTCATCAAACAATAAAGATTCAATAAGATTTACAGAGCATTGCGGATTTAAAGAAGCAACAAGAATTACTGGTGGTTGTTACGATGGTGATTTAATTATTTACACACTTTATAAAAAAGATTGCAAGTGGATAGGGCTAAAACATGAAACATAAATTTATTCAATTAAGACTACAAGGCGTACGTGACCCATTTATGTCTATGGCTAATGGTGGTGGTAAATCTGATGCGCCAGCACAGCCTGACTATGTAGCTGCTGCCAATGCTACTGCTCAAGGCAATCTTGCTAATACTCGTTTGCAATTAGCTGCTAACCGTGTAAATCAAAACACTCCTACAGGTTCATTAAGTTATACTCAATCAGGAACAGACCAATATGGCAATCCTACGTATACTGCAAATCAAACTCTTTCAGCTCCGCAACAAAATATCCTTACTTCTAGCGAAAATGCTACACAAGGTGCTTTAACTGCTGCTAATGCAGGGCTTCCAAATGTAACTAATTCATTGACGCAAGGTGGTGTAGATTTATCAAAACTACCTTCTGTTGGCATCAATCCTGGTCAAACATATTCTGATGCTGTGATGAGTCGTTTAGCACCTCAAATTGCACAGCAAAATGAAATGTCTGATGCAGCTTTAGCTAATCAAGGTATTGCACCTGGTACTGAAGCTTATACAAATGCTAAACGTCAATTAGCTCAAAATCAAAATGACTTGCAAACTTCTGCTATTATTAATGGTATGAGTACAGGTTTAAATGCTAATAACCAAGCTTTCAACCAACAATTAACCAACCTTAACAATCCTATTACACAATTTAATAATTTGCGTAGTGGCTCAACAACAACAACGCCTTCTTATGTAAATCCAGCATCTATGGGTTCAACAGCAGGTGCTGATATTCTTGGCGCTACACAAGCTGGTTATAACTCTGCACTTGGCGCTACAAATGCTGCTAATGCTGCCAATTCATCATTTAACACTGGTTTAATGGGTCTTGGTGGTTCTTTAATTAATGGTGGTTATTTAGGTAGCCTTCCATTAGGCGCTGCTGGTACAGGCTCTGGCTTGTTAGGTGGAATTGCATCAGGATTAAGTAGTCTTGGTTCATATTTAGGATTGGTACCATAATGTTTCCATATCAACAACCAATGAATCCGTATCAAATGCAGCAAGGCTCTCAAAACATGATGATGCCTCAACAAAACTTTCAATCAGGCTTAATGGCAATGGGGCAAAATCAACAAGCACCAAACCCAGGTCAAAACATGATGATGGCTCAACAAAACAAACCTATGAACTCAACTCCTCAAGGCAATTTCTTGGGCGGTAATATTGGTCAATATAGACAAGGATAATTATGGCTTCTTATGCTAATGCTCTTATGCCAGGCGAATCAGGTGGCATGGTACAAGATGTGTCAACACAACCTGTAAACGACACAATGGCTCAACTTGAGCTGCAACGTAGATTAAAAATGGCTCAAGCATTACAAGAGCAAGCTATGCCTGAAGGTCAAATGGTATCAGGGCATTATGTAGCACCATCATGGACACAAAACCTTGCTAATTTGGCTAATAAATATGTTGGTACACAACAAGAAAAACAAGCTTTAAGTGATTATGGTCAATATGAACAAGGAAAACAACAAAAACAAGCAGAAGCCTTGAAAAAACTTGGTTCTGTTTTTGATGAAAAACCTATTACAGAACAATCAACTTACGATATTCAAGTTCCCAATGGTCAAGCGCCACAAACAGAAAATCTTGGTGGTATGCAGCCTATTCAAAATGGCATGAAAACAATTCAAGTTCCTGTAACAAATACGACTGGAATGAGAAAGCCAACAATGAATGAAATTCAACAGGGTGTAGCTCAATATGGTGCTGATATTCAAAATCCAGCATTGCTTGAAAAATTAACAATGAATCGTGTTGAAAATGCTTTAAAACCAACTAAAAATACATGGCAAACTGTTGGAAATTTAACATTTCAACTTGATGAAAATGGTAATCGTACTGGTCAATTTGTACGTAATACAAAAGATGAAACTCCTGGAAGTCTTGAAAAAGATTATACATTTGCAAGACAAAACGGTTATAACGGTTCTATTGAAGATTTTAAACGTATTCCTTCATCATGGATTAATCCTTATCAACAAAAAGAGCTTGGATTAAAAGAACAAGCAGATAATCCATTGGGATTGCCAAAACCTTCAAAACAATCTGGAACATTGTTTAATAATCCTTCTATTAATAATCAAGACCAACAAGCTTTAGCTTGGGCAAATGCACATCCAAATGACCCAAGAGCTGCAAAAATTAAACAAAGATTGGGGAATCAATAATGGGAAATTTTGACCCAGATGCTTATTTATCTTCACAACCAATGCAACAATCAGGTATTTCATTAAGCCCTCAAGCTTCTGAAAATGCAAATAAAGATTATTTTGAAAGTTTACCTGCTCATGTTAAACCAATGGTTAATGCAGTTCTTGAAAATAGAATTCCATTAGCAGGTCGTGCGCCATTAGATAGAAAATCAATGACTCAACTATTTGATGTTGTTTCTAATGTAGACCCAACTTATGACGCAACTAATTTTCAAAAACGTCAACAAACTGCCAATGCTTTTGCCAAAGGCCCTCAAGCTAATGCTGTTCGTGGTGCAAATCAAACCCTTTATCACATGGGAAAATTGTATCAAAATATTGAAGATTTAAATAATTTTGGTGGTGCTGGCACACTTTTAAATGCACCTGTAAATTATATTGAAGAACATGTACTTGGTGACCCACGCCAAGGTAAATTTAGACAAACAGCTCAAGCTGTAGCTTCTGAATTGCGTAGAGTATTTTCTGGTTCAGGTGGTGGTTCATTAGCTGAATTAAATAAATGGGAATCTTCAATGCCTGAAAACGCATCTGAAGAACAACAAAAAGCATATATTCAAAACGGAATTGATTTATTGCAAGGTGGTCTTGGTGCTTTAAATCAACAATATCAAGCTGGTATGGGATTAAATCGCAATGTAACTGATTTACTTGACCCAAAAGCTAGAAATATTTTAAACAAATTGCAATCAGGTGAAAATCCAAATGTAAAAGCAACGCCAGGTCAAAAAATGGCAAATGCCTTAAATGCAACTGCACCAAAAGGACCTACTGAAGGAACTGTATCAACTTCAAAATCAGGCAAACCAATTATATTTACAAATGGGCAATGGGAGTATCAAAATGGCAGCAGTTCCACTAAATGATTTGCCAAACGCAGTTCCTGAACATGATTTACCCATAGAATTGCAATCTGCACAACATCCTAATATGCATTATGAATTAGGTGATTGGGTTAAAAATGCACCTGCAAAATCACCTACAGGTAGTAACATTACTGAAACGCTTGGCAATCTATGGGAAGCAAGTAAATTTGAAGGTTTAACACCTGAAGTAAATCCTATTGGTGGTCTTACAAGACTTCCT